ATCTCAGGCTCGGGGCCGGTCTCAGACGGGGTCACACCCTCCACTCTTCCACCCTGTACGTGGATCGGAGAGGGAGTCTGACCGCCGGGATAGCCGGCCGATGCTTTTGCAACTCTCAGGGCTTCCTGTCGAAACGCGGGAGTTCTCATGTACGCGAGATCCTGGAGGCCGTCTGCCACCGTATCGGGGTCAGGCGAGGCAATACGACGAAGGGCTTTGCCATAGAAGGACTTCACCTCGCTGTCGAGGGTTTGCCTTACAGAAGGGTTGGCAAAAGAGGGGTCCCTTTGGAAGTCGGAATAGGATGCTTTTAGAGCACCCTTGGCCTGTACAGCTTGATTGTACAGGTAGTCCTGCTGAGAACGGACCTTCTCATTCTCCAAATCTCTGACCTTCTGTGCAAGCTCCAACGTCGCGGCGACAACAGGCTGGTTGGCCTGTAGATGCGCCTGCCAGAACGCCTCGTTGGGGTTCTCAAGCCACTTCGATGAATCGACTTGAGGAGGTGCGAACTGCGGTGGAGGAACGTATGGCTGGGGTGCCATCATCGGAGGTGCCTGTGGGGGCTGATATTGCCCAGGAGAAGGTATTCCAAATAACCAATCAGGCACGGTTGGGGCCGAAGGCTGAACGGGGGGAGGTGAGGGCGCAGGGGCTTCCGGCGCGGTCTCCTCCGGTACTGCGGCAACGTTCAGTTCTGGGGCCGACGCTACTGGCGTCTCGTCCGACATCACTAGTAAATCTCCTTTCATATCAGGGCTTGTGCCCAAGTTTTACTAACGATTTCCTTACTAAAGTCTGGGAGTAAGAACGTTAATCAAGTCTTCAATTGTTCTTGCTTCTGCTGCAATCTCATCCCTGGGGAGGTCCGGGCGGCGGGCCTTGAGGTCCCGCTCCCTGTCCCTGAGGCGGACCCCCAGGAGGAGGAGGACCTGGCGGTACTCCGGGTGCGTTTGGAGGTCCCTGAGGGCCTCCTGGCGGAACTCCTGGTGCGCCCGGAGGTCCTTGGGGGCCTCCCGGTGGGCCTCCCCCTTGGGCTTGCATTCCAAGCATCTGCTGCTGTGCCATAAGGAGAGTCTGTGTAAGATCCGGATTAACCAACTCAGCATTGGGAATCTCCATCTCCTCTAAGAAGTCTCTCACCAGAATATCGAATCCTTGCAACACCTGAATCGCCGCCATCGACTGCGGGCCAGGCTGCATTCCAGCCATCGCTAATTGCATCCTCTGATTCAGGATCGACGGCCACTTGTCAAGGATCGCCATCTTCTCCTGGCGGCGGATGTTCTTGTTCACCGTCGAGGAGGAGGCCGTAACCTCAATGATTGCAGCATCTTCCAGGGTCCCCTCGGGCCATTGGATGAACTCTGCGATCAACTCCTGGTTGGGATCGGACTGAAGATAGACCTCCATGCCCTCGGGATAGTGCTGTTTCACCCGAGAGAGCATCTGAATCCCGACCTCTGCGAGAGAAAGTCGGAAGGTCTCCAGCAAGAGGAAGAGGGGCTGTTGGGATTCCTCCATGCGCTTCATGAATCCCGTGGCTGATTCACGATCAACCGTGGTGGCACCAAACAGGATCTCGTTGATGGCGATGTCCCGCTCCATGTGCCCCATGATCTGCTGTTCCAACTGCTCACTCTGGGAGAACGGCTGGGAGATGTTGAACTGCTTGATCGAGTTGATATCTCCCGTGATCTGATAGAAGCCGCCCTTGATCTTGCCATCCTTGAAGATGTTCTCGATATCTGACCCATAGGGGGCAAGGACCAGCACCTCATTGGCCTTCGCGGCCGCATTGAGGCGCTGCATTGTGCTCAGTGAGTACGCCCTATGAAGAGGCTCAAGCCGATACGTGGCCGAGATGCCCGTCAAACCGATGTTGCCATCTTCAACCTGGCATGTCACGAACGGCCGTCTCTGAGAGCCGTGCAGCCAGTTGTGGACGAATCGAAGATCGAACTTAGATTTCTTGTGGACGGTAATGACGATCTCCTCATCGTATCCGTCGTCGTCAACGTCTTCTGCCGCCCAGAACTCGATAACCTCGTGGGTCTTGTCTCTTCCTACGTCAACCCCGAGCATCTTGCGCTCGTTCTGTGCAAGTGTGTTCAGGTAATCTCCCGGCTTCCCGATCTGCTCAAGTGAGTCCTTGGCGTATGCGCCCTCTCTGATGCCGTCCTTGATGTCTCTTTCGTCAAGGTAGAGACGGTGGGCAACCCACTTGCACCCCTGAACCGATTGTGCCCTGGGGGGGTAGACGAAGTCGGATACAGGAACGACGCCGACTTCCGGTCCTTCCTTCAGCGTGATCCAGCGGTCGGCCTCGACCTGAGAAATCTGGGGATTCCCCATCTCATCAACTTCGATCTGCTGCTCCCAGTCCTTGATCTTGCACTTCTTCGACACGAACAGGACCTTGACGATGCCGATCCCGAAGACCTGGGCCTGTGAAAGCCACTGCTTGCAGACCTTCAGGAGGTGAGTCTTGTCGGTGACGAAGTCCAACGCCTTCGATAGAGCCCGCGCCCGCTTGTCCTCGCTTGGATATCTTGGGGAAGCCATGAAGACGGTGGGCTGGGAGAAGATGGGGTTCAGGATTCTCGCGCACTGCTGTCCGAGAAATTCATGGGTAGTCGGGATGTCAAGCTGGATCTCTTCCTCTGAGGTCGGGTCCACAAGTCTTGAGTTGTATTGCTTGAGCCACGTTTCCCGCTTTTTGTCAAGGCCGGAGCGGGCTTCCAGGGCTTCATCGAACTCCTTTAAAAGCCTGTCGATGATCTTTCTCTTCTTGTCGTCGTCAATCTCTACGGGAACGACCCTCGGGGAATATGAGGCTTGTAGTGTCATCAGGTTTCGCACCTCGCGGCATATCCTGCCCGCTTTTTAGGAACGTGTCTGGGAATCTCGTCCATCTGCTTTTCAATCGTCTTTCCAAGTCTCCAGAACTCAGCGTGATACGCTAGAGAGTCGAGAACGTTCGGGGATCTCCCGAGCAAAGTTCCCTTCATCACGCGGAAGTTAATCATCTCGTCCTGTAGCTTTGACTGCCTTCCGTAAGGGAGCCAGATCTGCCGAGACGCAACAAATGGTTGTAAAGCAGATACAATCCTCTCCCATTTGCTCCTTGACCCCGGCTTCAGTGGGGTGATGGTGAAGAAGTGTCCCTGGGAGGCCATTTCATGCGGAACGAAGTGCTTCAGGACCTTGAATCCAGAAGCGTCCTCGATCCCCGCCCTCGCCGGTTTCCACTTCTTGTGCATCTCCACGATCTTCTGACACAACACCTTCGGGAGCCACTTCCCTGAAGCCGTTTCAAGAACGAATATCCGGCCTGTCTTATGCTCATATCCACATACGGTTATGGCTGAGTCATCAGTTTCCAGCGACTCTCCGGTCGCAGGGTCCACCGTCAATGTTTTGAACAGAGCATGAATCGGGATCTTTTCGTCTCCAACGATGATCGAATCCCCACCATCCGCCCAGCGGTAGTACATGATGTCCTCAATACGGAACTGAATCATGTCATCCTGAACCGGGAGGTTCAACATCTGGTGAGTGAACGAGTAATCGCCGGATTGCCTGCGCTCCTCTTCGAGTCCGGCATGAGACCTTCTCTGAGGGAATGCCGGATCGCCAATCTGCTTCTCGGTCTTCATGCCGACCGATTCGATGAACTTGATGTACCGATCGTCAACATACGCCCCGAATACGCACTTCTCGTACTTGTCAAGCTCGGTGGCGTATTCGTAGAACCCACCCGGCCACCATGTCCCAAGAACTAACGAGATCCCCCGCTCCGCATTGTCGAACAGGAACGACGAATACTTGACGAATTCGATTCGTCTCTGTACTTCAAGCGACGATCTGTGAGAATCCTCTCCAACCAAGTCATCGAGGACCATGTCGTCGCAGTGCCCTCCGGTGACGGAAGAATCGACTCCCCTCGCCCATATTGACGCTTCCGAGTGCGCCGTCTTCCTTGTAAGCTCGATCTCTTCACGGTTCCACCTCTTGTCTGTGTCTTTGGCGGAAGGAAGAAGCTCACCGAAGAAGTGCTGAAACAGAGGAGACTGGAGAATTCCCTGGATCTTTCGCAGGGTCTTGGAAGACATCGTGGCCGAGTCGTGGAAGTAGAAGATTCTTCGTTCCGGGTTGTTGATGAGACGCCAGATGCAGAACGCGCTCGCCAAAGAGGTCTTGAAGAACGATCTCGGAACCATGAGGAGGAAGTGCCGCCTCTTCTTCTTGATCCCGCCCTGTAACCAACGACAGATCGCTCCGTGAATTTCTGGATCAAAGTCTTGGAAACCGCACAGGAAGACCGAGGTTTTGTACAAGGATTCCTTACATCCTTGCTGGATCTCCTGGTGATTGAAGCCCTTCTTATCGCAGGACGCGCAAGCCATTACTGCCTAAGCGCCCAGTCGATGTCTTCCCTGCGCCCGGAAAGATTCTGAAGGCCCTCGGAAATGCCTCCCCACGGAGCTATCGGCCTCTCGGTATTCCCATATACGGCCTGATCCGATCCGAGTCTTCCTAGCCTCTGGAGAAACAACCTTCTGGCATCATCCTTCGCATAATCGGGAAGGGTTGCTTCTTCTTGATCCTCGAAGCCGGACACGCCCTGATTCTCCAAGAGCAGCCTGGTAAGCCTAGCCAGGGCGGC